CGGCAATCCACGTGCCCTGGTTCTCAATGGTGTATTCAATATCAAACGAACCGTACTCACCGCCCTGCGCCAACATAAACACATCGATGGGTGAAAATTCCGCGCGTAGCATCGGCGGAAAGGTGACTTTCATTTCCCACAAATGCCCCGAGGTAATGCGCGCCTCACGCTTACCGCTTTGCGACTTACTGACAATCACCGGCTGGTTTGAGGTTAAAGCGAGCGAGGCATAACCCGGACTGGTTGGAAAGGTACCTGACATACTTACCCCAAAATGCCACAGTAAAGCGCCACCATTGCGCTATACTGTGGTGCTGTTAATCAATAAAAGGATGTTTTAAAAATGAAGATGTTTGCTGTAAGCGCAATACTGTTACTACTCACCGGCTGCATGGCGAGTATGCCCAATCAAATTACCCCGGCCACCTCAAACTTTGATGGCTCGAAATCGCTCACAATGGCCCCTGCTTTTATTTATGAAAGCGCAGATACCTGGTCTTATGCTCATTTTCAATTGGGCCTGTTCTGGTCTTCTAAATTCAAAGACTCTATTTTAATTACAGCCAAATTACCGAATGACATCCGCAACATTAACAGCCATGAAGGCCTGCAATTTAATGTCGATGGCAAGGTTACAAAGCTCAGCACTGACGTTGTATATACACAATTCGATGCCGATGTCGCCGGTGGTCGTGTATACACGGAGTCATCTAAACCGTTCTCTGTTTCAAAACAATTTATTCAATCGCTACTCGATGCAAAGTCGGTAAAAATAAAACTCATTACAAACAAGGGCGCATTAGTGGGCGACTTTAAGGCCGATAAACCCGGCGCTGCCATCCGTGGCTTTAAAGACTTTATGCAACAATTTAAGAAAAGCTAAGCCCCTCTTCATTTAATTTGTTCATAAACAAATTCCACAGTTGCGGGAATGTTTCACGCTGTCGATCTTCAAAACTTGCTGCATCCTGCGCCATAATCACCGGTGCGAAAGTAATACCACTACCGCCTATTGCGTTATTTCTTACTTTCTCACTGGTACCGGGATCTAATACCATTTCACCTTTTTGCAACAGGTAGGTTCCTTCACTGGGCACATTATCCAAACCACTGTGCGCCTGCCCCTTAAACGATTGCGATTTAATGTTTTGCACCTGCACCATACCCGCTACCGATTGCGCAGCTGCCAACGGAATATTTAATGGGTAAGGTACGGACGCCATGGTTTTAGTAACAGCCTGATACGTATTGATTAAGGCATTCGCAATGGCAGAGGCCTTGCCAATTTTAAATAGGCTTTTAGATTTAGCCGACATGAGCGTAGATAAACTGCTCATCATGTCACCGATCACCTCGACCTTTGCAGCCACCGCCTGTTTTGCTGTCTCAATTAATTCCTGCTGATAGGCCTGCTCACCCGCAACCGCCAGTGCATTGGCCATATTAATTTGCTCTAGTTCAGCGGCTTTAATTTCGGCCATGCGCGTGGCGGCCGCTTCCACTGCTGCCGAATTATCATCACCACTTTGTTGTACCTGTATAGTGGCCACCTCTTCTGCGGCCTGCTTAACATCTTTTAAGGCACCCTTGGCGGCCTCTGCATTTTGCCCAACACTGGATATCATGTTTAACAAATTCGCCTGGCCATCGATGGCGGCCTGCTCAAAGTCACCCACCATTGCGGTCAATACATGAAAGGCTGCCGGTTGATCTATACCCAGCAATTGATTCACTGTGCGAATAGGTTCAATCACCGCATCGAGCGACTTTAAAGCAACCGTGGCAAACGTAACCACGCCAAGCTTAATGACCTCCCAACCGATCTGCATATAGTCTAATGCGGTAATTACATACCCGATGGCGGTGGTCGCAGAATCCATTGCGCTGTTAACCATTTCACCCACACCACCGGCCTGCCTGGCATTTTCTAAAAACCAGTTGGCGGTGTATTCCAAATACGGTGCAAGCTTCACGGTTAACTGTGTGGCAATACCGGTAACAATCCCTTTCGCGCGAATCATCGACTGATTGGCCGCCTCCATTTGCGCGGCATCGATATTACCAATGGCATTACCACTGGTAATGGCTTCATCACGCAAACGCCTTAAACCTTCTGCATTATTCTCAAGCAAAGGAAGCAGCAATGATGCATCACTGGCCAGCGACTCCATAATCTGAACTTTTTCAGATTGTGTACCCACTTTATCCAGCGCACTGGCTACACGCAGTAATTGCTGGTCCGGTGATAGGTTCGCCATATATTCAAGGTCTAAATTTAAACGATCCAATACCTCTTTAGCTTCACCACCACCATTAGCAAAGGCATCACCAATTTTTTCAGTCATATCTTTTAATATATCACCCGTTTTATCGGCTTCGATATTGACTGTTTTAAAGGCGTATTGTAGCGAAGTCATTTCCTGTATAGCTGTATTGGTCGCTCTTGAATACACCATTGATTGATGCGCTGCATCGGCAGTAACTTTAATCAAAGCCCCAAAACCTGCAGCCCCCGCCAAACCCAATACCGCACTTTTTGCCGACAACACTTTTTTGGAAATTTTATCGATATCCGCCATCACCGGCGTGAACGCCTGCTTGGTTTTATTTTTTGCAGATATAATAATTTTATACGTTTCGCCGCTCATGCCTTATCCAGTATTTCCATGACTTGCAAAAATAAATTAGGTTGATCAAGTATGCCGCCACTAAATGGCAATAGATGATTTTTGTAATGCTGATACAGCCGTAAATAATTGCCGGTGTTATCAGTGATCATCGGTAAAAAACACGTTTTCGATTCAGTTAAACCCGGTATTTCAAACATAAAAAAACCGGCCGGGCCATTTGAATTTGGCCACTCACCGGTTTCATCACAATGGTAATTATGAATACATTCACTGCAATTAAAGTCTGCGCGATTGCGCTGCACTTCAACTGCAATTAGGAGTTTTTTGTTTGTGCACCACTCACTTCTGATATTGATAAAATTTGCCCTGCAAGTTCTGCAAGCTCTACCGGTGGAATTTTTTGCAAGTTCATTGAGTTAAATTTTAAATCTTTGCCATTATCATCAGGAAAATTATCCCAACCTGTTAAACCATGCTTTATTGCAAGCCGCAACCCATTACCAGATATACGCTGCTCACCATTACCAGAGTCTGTTACCTCGGCCATAATTTCCATATAATGCATACCACTCAGTGGTTTTAATTTAAACGTGGTCGGTTCATCTGATTCTTTATCTGCAGCACAAATATAATCCTGTACCGTTAACCCTGAAATTGCTGTTATTGACATACCTGTACCTTAATTTATGTAAGCGTTAACACAACGCGATCATCACCCGATGTTTCATTTACACCGTATGACATACCGAATTTACTCACCCCGTTCTGCTCACTGTTTGTCGGGGCGGCATTGTGATATGTTTTAGCCATTGCCAGCTGCCACTGATTACCAGCTGTTGAGCCAATTACACCGGTATCAAACGCCTGAACCGTGCCGTTTTTATATTCGTGAATCCAGTCTTTCGAGGCCACCAGGGTTTTATCAGGATCAAACGACCCAGCCACTTGAATATCTGTAATTTTAGGATGCGCAAAACCATCCGGCGAACTTACGTCATCATTAATAGCAGTGGTATATTCGATGCTGGTTTCAAAATTAGATATCACCGCCGCATCACCACCGATGGTGAAGTTTGCGCCCTTCACAGGCGCAGGCATAGTGGCCTCGTATGAAGGTGAAATAATCGTCTTATCAAAAATAGAACCATCGATAGAGTAAACAGAGGTCGCATCGGGCACCGTTACCCATGCCACACTTACTGTGGCTACTTTTGTCGCGCCCACATAATCCGAAATAATACGGGTTTGACCCTTGCCCGTTCCTTTTACAATTTCAATGGTTTGGCCTATACCAGTATCATCAACAGCGGATGACTGCGCGTCCAGTGTAATTGTGCTGGCACCACCTGCCTGCGCTGTGCCCCACTGCTCCATATGACCAATAAACTTAACCTTCAACATACCCACCCCGGCAGCGCTACCGGAAATAACCGCACTTACAGGCCGCGCAGAAGTCAAAACGGTTAAGGTGCCATCGTGATAATCATAAATAGTAGCACTGGGTATATTATTGGTAATAGGACCTGTATATACAGATGATGTGCCCGGTGTTAATGCTTCAGAAAAACCCAACGCTTTTAAAATTGGCGCAATTTCAATTGCGGTACCAGGGGATGCATCAATACCTTTAATTTCAACATCAAATGATATTGAGCCCAATGAACCACCAACAATAGATTGAAGCTTACCAAATGTATTTTTCAACACTTCACGCTCAATTATGCGTTCATTTTCACCGTAGTTTGTTTCTGGATTAGCAACAAGAATAGCTGCCGCTGCAGCCAAACCCGGATCAAAATTTTCATTCGCCTCAAGTCCAAACAATATAACCCGCTTTGAGATAACCATTACTTTTCTTCCTCGGCTTGTTTTTTACTAGGAGCAACATCAATCTGCTCATTTTTTTGTTTACTGGATCGTGTTTTTTTATTTGCTTTTTCAGCGTTTTTCTGTTGTTCCTCATGAGGAACAAGATGCATTTTAGCCATAGCGCAACCTTATTTTTTGCTTACACAAGCGTGAAAATTAACTACCTGGATCTTTTAAAGCGTGGCGATAATGAATTGAAAATTTCATTTCCATACGCCCTGTATCTTTATTCGCTGCAACCGCCTCCGGTTCATCATCACCCAATGGTGTAACGCTTTGAACAAACGACAAACCCAGATCATCCACTGCCATCACTGCAACATACACTTCATTCGCAATCTGGTTTAAATCTGTTTCATAGGTACCCGTTGTTTTAATGTGCGCGATTATCTTTACCGTTAACAAACGATCAATGAACGCTATATTTTGTGAGCCTTCGATAACATCATCAGGCCCTTTTTCTACCGTTAAAGCGGGCACACCATCATCTGCAACCGGATATACTCGGCCACGTTGTACACGATCCTCTGTTGTTAAAAGACCGTCAACAACAGTCTCAACAGCAACCATGATTGATTCTGCGCGATGCATTAAGATTGATCCTCAAGTATCAATTTTGTTTTACCGGTACCATCCGGTTTAATAGTCTCAATGATGTAACTCGTACTATTAAGCGTAATCGTCGTGCCATTTGATACTGCAGGCGTAACCGCAGACAACGCCAAAACACTACATGTAAACACTGGTTGTGTACCGCTTACATCTAATGTCTCAAAATATTCGTTTGAAAAATGCCCAGGTACATCGCTACCGTTAATAACAGCAACCGTTATACCAAATTCATCAGCGCTAAATATTTCCGCTAAATCATCATCATCAATTTCTGGCATTACATAAACCCAATAAAAAAGCCCGCATAATACGGGCTTTTAAAATTTCAAATCAGCAATATTTACTTATTTTTTGCTGCTTCTTTAGCTGCTTTTTTAATTGCTTCAGCTTCATCGGTACCCGCACGTACGGCGCGCTTTGATCCAACAAGATACGCGCCATCTTCCTTAGAAGTAGACACATCCTCACCGACTTTGCAATTTTTACCTGCAACCACGCACGCAACCGCAATGGTCACTTTTTTAATTTCATCACTCATGACTTATTACCTATTAATTTATGTTTTAAAAAATACTGCCCGACCAAATATTAATCAGTGCGGGCCGGTGCAGTATTTACCAATGCATTTTTACTTATGCATTTTTACAGAACGACTGCGCGTGCTTAACACCCACATCACAATCACTGAACACACGCAACACTAAACCACCTGATGCGACCTTAGTCGCTGTATCAGTCACCACATCCAGCACACCCCAGAATGCGAGAATCACATCATTGAAGTTACCAAATAGGATTGTGTTAGCTGCAAGTTGCGAACTTGACTCAACGTCATAGCCATTCGCCTGGCCATTCGCCATTAAGAACTGTGCAGTGCCCGCCGCCTTTTCGGTCGTTTTCATGCTACCCATTACGCCTGCTGTACTAACATAAGCTAATGAACCATTTAAACCATCAGCCGCATTAACAGCGGTTTCAAAAGCAACCAGTTCGGCCCATGTTGGTGAACCCGGTGTTAAGATAGTTGATGTCGCAACACCTGTGGTATTTAAAATACCCGTTGGATTATTCGCTGCACCCGAACCTGCAAAGCCCGCAAGGTCAACACCCAGTGCCGCACCCATTGCCAAATCGGCCATCACCATATCTTCTACTGATGGCGCAGACTGCTTTAACAGGCTGCGGCTCATTGAAGTGGCACCGGCCAGAATTTTTGGCGTTAGTGATAAGGTACCTGTACCCACATCTGATAAGGTAGCACCCGTATCTTCTGCAACGAAACCGAAAGTTGCTGATGATGTCTTGCGTGGTAAATCAAGATTACCCACTAAGCCTGGCAATACCTGTGCACCTAATCGACCCAACAAAGCCTGTGCACGCAGGTTATCGATAAAGTTACCAGCACCATGCTCTGTACCTACGAGTTCTGCACCCGTTGCCGTACCGCCTACCGTCATATTACGTTGCTGATGACGGCTTTGAATATCAAACGGCACAAAGAAACCTTTTGCATCACGCTCTAACTTTTCAGCAAGCGCATTTGAACACTCAAGTTCAAAGCCAGCTTTTGACCAATTACCAGATGCATGAGCATTAATCGCCTTAAGTAAGCTAAAGCTTTCTAATTCACTTTTGCTTAAATCCAGATGCGTTGCTGGCGTTAAATCCAATGGGTCCGCATTTGCCATTGCATCCAATACAGTGCGTTGAAAATCTTCAACACTGTCACCGTCTTTAATGGCTTTTTGCGCATCGGCTTTTAGTGATGCTAGCGACTCGCCGTGCTGCTCACCTAATGCCGAAATTTCGCGAACACGTGCAACCTCTGCATCATGCGCTTTTTTGCGTGCATCTTTTTCAATCTGCGCGCGTTCTTCTACTGTTAAATCCATCTCTTTAACCTCGATATGAGTTGATTGAATATTTTGTGTTTCTTCCGATTCTGCTCTTGAAGATAAATCCACGTTGGTTTCAAATTCACCAAAGTCACGTTTCCAGTTTTCTTCTACGCTACGCCCTACGCCCACTGAGTTATCAGCTGGCACAGTCACCAGGGAAACTTCTAACGGTTCCCAATCGGTAACGCGGTAAGATGCCTTCTCATCACTTTCTTCTTCCAAAACCATTCGATGAACAATGTAACCAACACTCACTTTTTGTAAGATACCGGCCTTTACATCTTCAAATTTTTCACTTGCAAACACACCTGTGCCAAAGCGAACCACCGCTTTACCCAAAGAGTTTTCAAGTGACACTTCATCCGTGACACCGAGATGCGCATCTCGGTCATGGTTAAAGAGCAAGGGACCACCGTCCTGCAACCGACCAAGGCGCACTTCCGCTTTTTCATGCCCTAAAATTTCATCACCAAACCAGCGCTCATAGGGTTCTTCACTTGAAAAACTTAAACACACGGTTCGATTTCCTTCATCTATCGCTTCACGGTTAAACGTCGCCATGCGACGTTGCACACCGAGTTTGATTGAATCAGTTTTTATCTGTTGTTTGGCTTGTTGATGCTTCATCGTCATCATCGGTTGCCTCATTTTCTGGTTGAATGAAACCATCAGCGCCGGGCGTTATACCCATTGACTCAAGTGTTTTATTTTCTTGTTGGATCTCACGCCACACTTCCTCAGGGTCATTACCCATATCGCGTATGGCTTGCGAGCGTGACGTTAAGGCTTCATCTATCTGCCCCTTCACACCATTAAATTCTTTTTGTGGATCGGTCCATTTCCAGCGACGTGGTTGCCATTGCACATCCTTAAATTTTTCGAGGCGAGACATCGGCAATGGCTTACCTGATTGACCCTTAATCGTGCCCGCCGTTAACCCCATCACCAACCAGTGCGGATATAAACGATCATGGAACTGACCTATTAACCATTCTTGCAACATCATCCACATGTCACGATCACTGAGCTCACCCAGGCGACCACTTGAATAATTAACCCCTTCCAAATCTTTAGAAGCTTTGTGGTAACTGATTCCCCAGCCTGCAGAGATACCGCGCAATATGGTTTTATTAAATGGCTCGAAATCACCGTGCGGGTATTGTGGGTCCCAGTTCAGCAACTCCGTGCCTTCAGCCACCTGGTCGAATGATCCCGCCTCGGCATTCATCACGGTATTACCATCAGAATCTTGACCGTCACCGTCGTAAGCATTGCCCGTCGGGCTAACAATAAAGCCCATTTTTGCGGCACCAACCCGTGCTGCAATTAACGCGGCCTCACGATAACCACCTAAATCACGCAAGCCGATCATGCTGGAATGCATCCACGGAATACCGCGCCACTGGTCCTGATACATCGGCAAATAAATATGTAAAATTTCTTTTGCATCAACCCGAATGCGATCATAGTCGCCGGGGGTTGATAATCTATCGCCAGGGTGATTTTTGCGTAAGTGATACGCAACCGGCGCACCAAAACTATCAATCTCCACGCCCATGCGCACTCGGTTATGGGTAGGCCTATAATCATCTGTGCTGTATGTCTCATCGAGATAATCAGCATCAATAAACTGAACCGCAAAACGCGATGTATTTTTAAACGCGGGCAACATTCGAACCAATGCCTCACCATCACGCGCAACTGTTTCAATCAATAAGCGCTCAAACGTTGCACGGTCAAAACGCTTACTGGCTTCAAACTCGCCAACCTTGCCGCTTTTTTTCCACGCCAGCTCAATTGCGTTATTGTCTTGTTGATCTAGCGTGCCATCATTATTTTTTGCACGCGCTTGCAGGCGCACACCCTTTGCACCAATAACATTGCTTTTAACTTCAGTAATAAAACCTTTTGCGTAATCATTGTTGTTACACAAATCACGTGAACGGGCACGCAATGGCCGCAGCTCCATTTTTAACTGCGCATTCATACTTTGACCATCACGCGCCCAACTAGCCAGCAACCGGGTAGCCTGCGCAGCTTCAAAGCCTTTTTTTAGTGATGATTTATTTTTTTTACCGTGCACAGCATGCCATGCCGCATCCACTATAGGCTGCAGCACTCTTTTAATTATTCTCATAGTTATAGTCTTACTCGTACGCTACCAGAATGACCTAAACCTTTTTCAAGGCGCGCCGCGCGTGTTTCTTGCGCATACCAATTTTCATATTTTGTTTTAGCTGAAATTAATGATTCCAAACTATTACGAGTGACTGCAAATCCATCAATGCTGTAACTTTCATTGCCTTTAGTGGCACGCATTTCCAATGTGGTGTTAATTGCATCAAGCGTTTTTTTAATATGGCTGCGACCATCAACCGCACCAGTAGCCGCATTGGGAGATATAACAAGATCACCACAACCTACATCATATCGCTCAACACCTTTTGTTGCGTATGACTGATATTCATATTCACCAGATGTATATAAAGCAGAAACTGCCGCACTTATAGTAACTAAATGAGTGCTATCACCGTTATCTGTTGCGGCAACCGTATATTGCTTAAGCGCGTTAAAAATGGAATACGACAACACCCAACCATCTTCAGGCTTATAATCACTTACATCTTTTGTCCATGATGCCGTTGAACCTGATGTAATTTTCGCCGGTTCTGTCGTTGCTATATCGGGCATTAATTATTTCTCACTGCTTGTAACGATTCACAAAACCACCACGTTTTTTGCGCGGCGACGAATGCCTTGGCGATGTTTCAGGTTTATCTTTTTGTTCGTTTTCTGCAAACAAATCCTGTTGCATTAATTTTCGTTTTAACGCTTCCCATTGATTGTTTGTCATTAAATTTATCTTTAATGAGCGCGCGGCATGCAATGCATAAACTGTGCAATCAAGGGCCTCATTTCGTACACCACTTTTACATTGCCAGATTAACTTGCCACGTATAGATCGATGCGGCGCTTTTACTTCTGATGTGATTTGATCATAAAAATCAACCCGCACATCTTCGTACCAATGCAAATGCCCGTGCCCATCACCCAGCAATGACAACCTGCCACGCTCACCAATAATTAAATCTTTGGCTTTATGCGTACCCACGATATAAACCTGCAAGCCATACTTTGCTGATTTATTATGCCGCTTACCTTTTGTATCAATTTGCCTTGGTCGACTAAATATTTCTCGATCTAAAACACGATCAGATGAACCCTTTATAGCCATCACATTGCGGTTTTGATATTTGCGCACCCACGTATATGCCTGGTCGGATGTTTGGCCATCCGATGTATCAACCGATACTGCAGATACAACCAACTTAAAACCCTTTGCATGCGGTATGGGCGTAAATAATAACTTTGCTAATTCATCCCACACAGGATCGTTAACATCGGTGACCGATGTTTTGGCGTGCAACTCACCCCAATAAATCAACCAGCTTTCTTCACCAGGGCCCCAGCCCCAAATAGTTACCGCCAATCTATCGTGCTGTATATCCACACCCGCGGTTAAAATATACGCCCCATCGGGTACCGTTAATTGTTTATATTTTTCTGCACGATCTTGTAACTCGGTAACATCAGGAGCCGTGCTTTCATATTCGTAAGGTTTACCCAAGCACGAATTAACAAACACAATCATGTCTGTTTCATCGCCCTGCTCTAACTTATGCTTAGCCTCTAAATAACGTTCAACTAATCGATTTAGCCGTGAGCCTGGAAACGGGCTGTATAACTCATTAACATAAAACCCCGCAATGCCGCGTGATTCTGCTGTCGCAATCCACTTACCCTGTTTTACATTTTTATTTTTATGCAGATCATTCCACACCGAGCCGCAATGTGGGCATGAGTAAAAAGCCGACTCAGTGACCGCATCTGCAAATACTTCATGTTTTCGATCTGGGTCGGTATCCCAATCTACATTTACCCAATCAAGCACATGTGTTTCACCGCACTCATGGCATGGCACGTAAAAGTTGCGTTGATCAGAATTGATAAACGCATCTTCAATGGTCGAAATATTTTTAACCGATGGTGTACCACCAAACACCACTTTACGGCGGTGATAAGTCTTGGTTCGTTCCTCAAGCAACTTGATGGCATCACCTTGCTTGCCAACATTAATCGCCGCATCATCCGGTTCTTCAACAAACACACGGGGCGCTGGTGTTGATTTAACATTGCTGGGACTATTCGACCCCACCAGCTTTAAAAAACCACCCGCAAACTTTTTAAACATGGCACGATTGCCATCTTTTTTGCTGGTCGATACATCAATCTTATTAGCTAGTCGCGGCGTTACCGACACCATTGGGCCAAGTTTTTCTTGCGCATATTCTTTACCGGCATCCGCTTTGGCAAACAAGCCAATCACGGGGCTCGGGTCGATATCAATAATGCGACCTAACCAGTTATTAATAACGCCATCAGTCCATGCGATTTGCGCAGACTTCATACACACGACTTTCCAAACTTGTGGATCATCCAACGCTTCATGCATACCAGGTATCCAGGGCGTTAACTTCGTGCTGTATTTGCCCGGCAGCGCTGATGATTCAGCCGCAAGAAACCGGTATTTATTTGCCCATTCTGTTGTGGTTAATCTAGGCGGCGGTGCCCACGCCTTCCCCACTCGAATCATCATGGCCTTCAATGATGCCCGGCACTGATCCTGCCAAGTGAGCGAGTACGTCATAAATCTTTTCTTCCAAATACGCGGGGTCTACATCCACGTCGTATAGTGCCTTTAATTCGTTTGATAACTTATCAGGTAGTGATAGCAATTCTGTGCGCGCAGCGGTAAACATCGCCGTTAACAATGGTTCAATTTCTGCGGCAAATACTAACTCACCCGCTTTTTCTTGCACCGTAATATTTTTTAATGCAGCACCAGCCAGTGCATCTTGTGTGCGGGCACGCGTTAATGATTTCTGATCATCACCACCACGACCTGCAGCCTCTTCCCGTAGCTTTTCACAATACGCCATTAACCAGGTACGAAAGGTCTGACCCTTCTTTAATAAATCGCTATCTACATGTTTTGAAATTGCTTGTTGTGATGTACCAACCAGTTCACCAAAACCAACTTGCGTTGCCTTAGTATCAAGATCCTTAATCATGCTGATTAAAACCCTTCACTAGTACAACCCCCTATACAAATTCAAATCTAGGAAAAAAACGCGGTTCGAATTACCCGCATGCAATAC